GCTACCGATTACGCCAAGGGCGCTCTATCTGGCACTTGGGAAAGTGTTTGGGGAGCAGCATAATGGAAGAACAGGAATGCTTTTCATGCGATGCCGTATTTTTGGTAGAACATGAATTGGATGAAGAATACTACAAAACTAAATATTGTCCGTTTTGTGGAACTAAGATAGCCGAAGAAGACCTCGAGTTTGATGACTGGGATGAGGACGAATAAATAGTTCACACTCGGAGTGAACTAATGGTTATTAAAAAGAAGAAGCCGTTGCCAAAGAAAGTGCATAGAGTCTATTGCACCTACTTTGACGACGGCAAATTTTATATTGGGTATTCATGTAAGACTGATAAACTATTTGAAAAATATTTTGGTAGTTCTACATATGTTACCAACTACGAAGGCGAAATGCGTAAAGAAGTTGTTGCAGAATATGCGGGCAAATCTCACGCAAAAGCAGTTGAACATATTCTACAATGGGAGCACCGATTTGATGATCGGTGCATCAATGACATGTGGAATGTTAGATTACGACTATCGCACTTGAAAGAATTAAAGTTACCTGACTGGAGACCTGGATGTTTTTCGCAGCCCTCTTGATGCTGGTAGCACTAGCGATTACTAGTGTAGCTGGTTATTTTTCTATATTAGGTTTGATGGCTATCTTTCCTGCTTCACCTATTGCAATCGCTGCCATGGGAATTGTGCTAGAACTAGCTAAACTTGTGACAGCAAGTTGGGTATATCGTAACTGGAAGATTGCCAACAGACTATTGAAGACATACTTTACGATAGCAGTGGTAGTCTTGTCGTTCATCACCAGCATGGGTGTGTTCGGCTATCTAAGTAAAGCGCATATTGAACACACCACAGTTGGTGGTTCAGCACAATTGCAAATTGCACAATTAGAAAGTCAGAAGACTTCGGCTGAAAGGAGACTAAAGAATGCACAAACATCTCTGGATACTTTGGACCGACTCACTACTAGCGAAAATATCCTCGATGCTAATTTCATTAGAAATAGACAAAAGAGAGAACGCGCGGCCCTTAATAAGGAAATTGAGGCTGCGGCTACAAACATTCAGACTATTGAGACTAATCTCATACCGCTCAAAACAGAGAACCTCATACTCGAAGCGGAAGTAGGACCAATCAAATATGTAGCCGAACTGTTCTACGGTAGTGGTGATAATGCCACCATCGACAAGGCTGTTCGTATGATGATTATCATCCTTATCTTTGTTTTTGATCCACTAGCAATTCTTTTAATAATTGCAGCAAATATGACGTTTTTAGGGTTGACAAAACGAGAAGAATCAGATATAGTGAATATTGTCTCAGTTGAAGTGGATGAATCAGAACCTTCAACTCAGGTACAGAAGGCTAAGAAAACACGGAAGCAGAAACCAAAAGCACTCATACCAGAAGTTCCAGACTTCTTTCAGTTTGAGAAGCATGGTTCTACTCACGATGTTCCTATGCCTGACCCTCCTCGCAAAAATGCAAGAGGTCAAATTGTAGTCGATGAAAAAAATATTAGGAGAATGTGAAATGATTACCGACGTTGAAGCAATGCGCGAAGACCTTAAGACCAATCTTCGTTCTAAGATTGGTACTGTTACTTTTACCAAGCAGAATGGGGATGAGCGAGTTATGCGATGCACCCTGCAGGAATCGGTATTACCTGTGCAGACCGATATCGAAGAAGCTATTCAGAAAAAGACTCTTACTGATTCGCTGGCTGTATGGGACCTAGAGAAGAATTCTTGGCGTTCTTTTCGCTATGATACTGTAATTTCAGTAAAATTTGAGGGTTGACAAATACCTTGATATATCGTATAATGAGATATATTGACAAGGAGTGATTATGTATAAACTTAAGGTACCTGTTGCTGAGTCGAAGTTCGTCGGTGTAGAGCCTATCTGGGCCGATAGTTACGAACCGGTAAACTATCAAAGTGAATTTGGCAATGCTCTTAACTGGTATAACTACATTGTAGATGCCAAAGACTGTCGCGCCTTTCTTACTGATTGGTTCAAAGCCGATAAGGAGAAGCTAAAGGCTGTCAGTCAGGTACCAGATAAGTTTCTACCTCGAACATATGCCAACACGGCTCGAATTGCCATGCGTGGCTTTCCAGTAAGCGAGGTTCACCAGAACCGCATCTGGGAAAAGATTCAGGAAGTGGCAAACAAGCGCATCAAGTCAGATGACGATGATGAGCCTGTTGCCGCTCCTGTGATCAAGGTAGTCAAGCCAGTTAAGTTGGCTTCTACCTATATCTCGTGTCTCGTCAATGACGAAATCGAAAATCTTATTGTTGGCGAAGACAATAAGAACATGGCTCAAATTCTAATGCCATATAAGATGAATGATAAGCAGTATGCGGCTTGTGCCGAGAAGCTCCAACCCCTTCTGGCAGAATATTCAGAAGTGCTGGAACTTCGTCGGACTGATAGAAAGACTTTGACCGAAGAACAGATAGAGTTTATGGATTCTTTCCCGTTCCCTGGTATCACACTCATCAAGAAGATTGTCCAGCTTATCGAAGGTTATGTCAATGACCTCAAGAAGGCTTATGTTAGTAAGCAAGTTGCCAAGGTTCGCAGTAAGAAGCCCAAAGATAAAACTAAACTGGTACGGGCAGTCAAGTTCTTGGTAGAAGACCCTAAGTTTGGCAAGAGCGTTGACCCCATCAACCTTCTTAACTGTAGTGAAGTCTGGGTGTTCGATACAAAGACACGTAAGATTTCCAAGTATTATAGTCCAGTCGGTGGCGGCATCACTGTAAAGGGTGCATCTCTCGTGGGCTATGATGAGGCCATGTCCAGTTGCAAATTGCTTCGAAAGCCAGAAGAACAGATTCCTGCATTTTCTGCGACCGCTAAAAAAGACTTGACAAAATGGTATTCTTCTGTTAAAAGTAAGAATGCGAATGTGCGCCCTCGACTCACGGCAACAACTTTAATTTTGAAAGTCTTTTAATGTCAGATAATGATAACATTACATATCTTCGACCTCGTTCGGCGCCGCCCACGAAAGAAGATTTGGAATCCTTTAATTATTTTCTTGAGGGTGCTACTGAATATGCTGCATATCAGGAAGCTGAGGCTTTTGCCGCTGCTTGTATGAACGGCATTCTAAGAGCCGCAGATAAGAAGCTGGGTAAGCTGGAAGACAACGTTAATGGTGACGCCGCCGTGATTGCTGTTATGATTCAGGGCATGTTTATGCGCCAAGCTGGCGTTCATTGTCCAGAAATCAATCTGTTGGATGACATTCGCCAAATCTTAAATAAGACTGGAGTGAGCGAATGATTGTAGTAGATTTTAATCAGGTAGCAATTAGCAACATGATGGCAGAACTTGGTGGTCGGCGTGATGTAGAGGTCAATCTACCTCTGATACGCCATATGATTCTCAATTCAATCCGTTCTTATAAGCGCAAGTTCGGTAACGAATTTGGCGAGATTGTTATTGCATGTGACAATCGCCACTACTGGCGCCGTCAGTTCTTCCCTAACTACAAGGCCAATCGTAAGAAGAGCCGCGCAGATAGTGGGTTTGATTGGAATTCTATCTTTGAAGCATTGCATCAGATTCGTGCTGAATTATCAGAACACTTTCCGTATCCTGTTATCGATGTTGATGGTGCAGAAGCAGATGATGTAATAGGTGTTTTGGCTGAATATAGTCAGACTTCGAATGTTGATGGCCTTCTGCCCAGCGCAGAGCCGTTTCTCGTTCTTTCTGGTGACCACGACTTCAATCAGTTGCAGAAGTGGTCCAACGTCAAGCAGTATGCTCCGGTTCAAAAGAAGTTTGTTAAGATAACAGAAACCCCTGCCGCAGTTCTTATGGAACACATTATCATGGGTGATAAGGGTGACGGTGTTCCTAACATTCTATCAGATGATGATACGTTCGTCACTGGTTCGCGCCAGCGTCCCATGAAGAAAGATAAGGTTGCTGAGTGGAAACACCAGAAGCCAGAAGACTTCATCACTAGCGATGAAATGTGGCGTAACTTCCAGCGCAACCGCGAACTGGTAGACTTGTCCCGTATTCCTGAAGACATCAAAAATGATGTTATAGATAGTTACGAGAAGCAGAAAGGTGGCGACCGCAGTGGTCTTCTAAACTACTTTATTGCAAATCGTATGAAGCAGATGATTGATTTGATCGATGAATTTTAATAGTTCCGATGAGCGAGTAGGCATCACAGCCAGTTGCTTTGACCTGTTTCACGCAGGTCACGTTCTTATGCTACAAGAAGCTAAAGAACAGTGTGACCGATTAGTTGTGGCGTTACAGACTGACCCAACGATTGACCGCCCAGAGAAGAACAAGCCCGTTCAATCTCTGGTAGAACGGTATATTCAGGTGCAAGCCTGTAGGTATGTGGACGATATCATTCCATATACGACGGAAGAAGACTTGCTAAATATACTACAATGTTATGATTGGGATGTTCGCATCATTGGCCAAGATTATTACGGTAAG